TCAGAAATGCTTGGTTCCTCTTCAGAGATGCTTGCATTCTCTTCAGAGATGCTTGCTTCCTCTTCAGAAATTCTTGTGTTATCTTTGGAAATGCTTGGCTCCTCTTCAGAGATGCTTGCATTCTCTTCCACGCAAAAAAGGTTGTCAGAATGTCCTCTCTGTCTGTCAACTCACAAACAAGGACAATGAACAATATACGAGACAACATATTGTCGCAACTTCCATGAACACATACCCTTGTGTCACCATGCTACAAATATCGTTTGTTCTCATGTGATATTTATCAGATTGTTATGCAACGCAGCTACACAAGGGACACTGTGATGTGCAAAATATCATTCACACAACATGTATCAACGTTGTGAAACCGTGATTCTTCAAATCAGGGAACGTACACTGCATTTTGGTCGGGAAAAATATCACTCGAAAGTGTGTTTCGGTTTTCAATGTGAAGTATTTATATCACATTTGTGTGACTCGTTATGTACCAAAATGAATATTTTCACAGTGAAAAAAAATTACAAACTGCAATTGGTTTCTTAAACAGTTTCGATTCTTTTGATTCTGATTGTTTATGAATATTCTTTTTGTCACATTCTTTATAAATATTAAACAATTTTATATAATTGAAACATAATTTACGCTCTTCGTCACTTCCTAAGAATGGAAATGGATGATCGGGTGCCTCTTTTTGATATCTAATTGAAATAAAATTGAAGAAGAACTTTTGATGTCGTTATGTGATCACTTCATAAAAATCAATGGTTTGGTCCAAAACTCAAAACACACGATATAAAAGACTTGTGTCCTACAGAATGGAAAATAGTAAATTAACAACCGTAATTTACATAATTTCCTACAATATCACTATAACTTGGTCTTTGAATACCTATTCGTTCTATTTTATTAAAAGAATAAACTTTTTTATTTTCACCTTGTAGTATTTTCCATACCTGATCAATCGCCCAAGTTTCATTTTGTGTTTTGTTTAAATTAGTAATTGACAAATCTGCTATTTTCAGAAAATCATCGTACACTGAATTGTTAATAATATATCCCGATGCTGTTTGAGAATTCGATACCTTGTATATATCAGGATATTGGGTGTCATAAAATTTAGCACAGTTTGTACCAAGTAATATTAGATGATAATTGTCAATATTTTCATAAAATATACGAAGGTTATTCAACAATCTTTCTTTTTCTGCTATAAATTGAAAATCGTCTTCTAATATTAAAATATTTTTGTAACCTCTTTCTTTTGCAATTTGGACTATTTTGCAATGAGACATTGAACATCCTATCGCACCATTTGTCCCTCGAATTGATGTCGGTTTAACGTTAATTGCATCAAAACGTTCCGTTATTTCTAAATATGGGTCAAATTTACGGATCTCTGTCTCTATTTGTTCTTTTCGATCATTCCTATGTTCGAGATTGATATAAAAAATACGATCTACAAATTTGTTCATTATTACTATGTATTCAAGATTGCAAAAATGTTTATATAATTTTGATCTTTATGTTTTATCTGATATAAAAACATAATATTATATATATTGTAATGAAACTTTTAGCACTTACAACTGATTACAATGATACAATTCAAATGTCGAAAAACCTTCATGGAAACTATCATGACTCTGTTATTTTTCATTGTTACTGGAATGGAAACTTAAACGAAAAACATTTCTATTCTATTTTATCTTGTTATTATTTCAATGTTTTTAATAATAAACATCAAATTGTTTTGTGGTTGGAAAACAATACACCGAATCATTATAATGAAAAAATTGAAAAATATTGCGAGATTCGTCAGTTCTCTCTTGAAAAAGAAAGACACTACACAAATTTTGTTCCCAAAGATTTTTATTATAAAAAAACACTACCGTATTACAGTGATCTAATTAGATGCCTTCTTTTATTTAATTACGGCGGGTGCTGGTTTGATCTTGACTGTTTTTTTTTGAGAGGATTTGATCCTATTTTCAAAAATTTTGCAAATGATATTTGTGTTTACCAATGGGAAAATCAAAATTATCCAAACAATGCTATTTTTATATCACTCAAAGCAAAGTCAGAAAAGATGAAAAACAATATCAATTACATTATTAGTCGTAATAAAGGTTGGGGTTTTCAAGAAGCAAGATTAACATACGATTTACCATTGGATATGTTAGTTCTGCCATGTAGTTGGTTTAATGGAGATTGGATTCAAAATCCATATAATATCGGAACTATCAACTTCTTCAAAAATTCAGAAAAAACGTATGATTTTGATAATTTCTTCAACGGAGCATTTTGCTATCATTGGCATAACAAATGGGATATGCAAATTGAAGAAAATAGCATTATCTTACAACTCGTTTCAATTATTCAAAAAAATCTATAATAACACATTTAAGAATTTATCATTATTGTTCAAACAATATAATGAAAATTCATTTTATTAGTTACGGTGATGATTTATATGCAAATTCAAAAAAAAGAATAAAAGAAGAGGCAGAAAACTTTGGAATGTTTGATGAAATTTGTATATATGAACCACATAAATTGACTGAAGAATTTAAGAAAACATTTTCTGAAATTTTGTCCTTAAAAAGAGGTGGAGGATACTGGATATGGAAATATGACATTATTCTACAAGAACTTGCTAAAATGAATCAAAATGATATATTAGTTTATCTTGATTCTGGATGTACAATTGCAAAAACAGGTATTAAGCGTTTTAACGAATATATAGAGATGTTGACAAATTCTTCTCACAATTCTATTGGATTTGAGATAAATCTTTATGAAAGATCTTGGACTACAAAAGAAATATTTAATAGTTTTGATAGTAAGATAGACAATTCGTGTCAAATTATGGGAGGCTGTCAAATTTACAAAAAGAATGACAAACTTTTGGAAATGTTCAAAGAGATAATTGATGTATTGAAAAAAGACCCTTATTTAATAACAGATAAATATAATCTTACACAATTGCCGTGTTTTATCGACAACCGACATGATCAAAGCATATCAAGTATTGTTCGCAAAAAGTATGGTACAATATTGCTACCTTATTGGGAGATTGAAGTTGGACGTATTCAACCTGAAATGCAAAAAAATTACCCATTTTCCGCACTTAGACTCAAATAAACCATTCAATACTCATATTTCAATTTCTTTGAAAATATATAAGATTGACAGTGATAAATGTTATTAAATGGTTTGTTATCTTAAATCTTACATCATATTTTGTTTTTGGACAGAAAATAATGAGATGTCAGAAAATCGCAAATCACATCTGCAAAGTCTCGTTCAAAATTCAAATTGTAATGTCATTCTTATAACTCCTTTGAATTTAGATAAATATATATTGAAAGAACATCCTTTACATCCAGCATATCAATATCTTTCAGCTACACATAAATCTGATTATTTGAGAACATATTTCATGAATTTTTATGGAGGCGGATATAGTGATATTAAAGGAACACGTGATTCGTGGAAAACACATTTTAATGATCTTTTAAATTCAAATAAATGGGTTTGTGGATATCCTGAAGTTAATGGAGGCGTTGCTTATAACCCTTTGATACACAAATGGAGTGAATTAGTTGGAAATGGTTGTTACATTTGTAAACCAAATACACCATTTACAAATGAATGGTATAACGAAATGATAGAATTACTTGATAAAAAAATGGAATTATTGAAAGAAAATCCCGCAACTAACACAAGGGATTGTTTTGAAATTTCAAAAAAATATCCAATAGAATGGAATGAAATGTTGGGAAGAATCTTTCACAAATACAATTATAAATATAAAGAATATTTTTCGAATGAATTACCAATGTGTATTTGTGAAAATTATAGGTAAAAATTAACCTTTGATTATTTTTGATTTTAGATATATATCCAGGACGTTATATCAAAGTCATTAAGGTATTGAATATATTTACCAACCCTTACTTCATATCTATTATTTTGATATATTACCGCAGTACAACCATTTTCGATACAATACTGTTGAGCATGTTCTAATGTGTTTTCGTGAGGTAAATTATCGGGATTATATTCTGCTGGATAATCCATAACACAATAATTTTTTATTTGAGTAAATTTATTTTTATTTCTCAATTTAGTCAAATTTAATTTGAGAAGAGTATCATGATTCGATTGAATAAGGTCGTATCCAATATATTGTAATACATTGATTATTTCCTTCACGTCTATTTCTTTTGATAAAATATTACTTTCAAATAACACAACATGGGGTAAAAAATCATTATTATTGATTGAATTATAAAAATGTTTCAATATTGTTGTATCATGTCCTTCTGTATCTATTTTTAAATAATATACACCAGATACATTATTTTCTGTCATAATTTGTACGAGTGGTTTGCACTCCACACTATAACTCGTGATGATATCTTTAATATGAATTCCTTTTTCAAGTAATTTCATAGAAACAGTTGGATGATAACTGTTTATAGTATTACAACCTTTGACCCATTCTGGTAATTTGAATTTGTCTATATTTTCTTCCGACAAGTAATTAATTGTGGCATTTCCAATATAATTACTTACGGCTACATTCAATTTTATACATCCTTTTTTGTTTGGTAATTTATCAAGATAATGACGAACAGGTTCTACAGACAATCCAATTTTCGAATCGTTTTTTTGTATTTCTGTTTCAAAATCTGATGTACCTATTTCTATAAAGTCCATAAACATTTTACAAAACTCAATATACAATGTTGTACCGAAATATTCTTATATTAGTTTGAAATAACAACCTTATTCAACCTGAAATGCAAAAAAATTACCCATTTTTCCGCACTTAGACTCAAATGAATCTTAATTCCACTAAAGTTTAGTGATAGCAATTTTCCCAGTGTAATTTCACAATATTTTGTTTGATATTTTCATATATAACTTTTTTATCATATTCAGTTTCATGCGATTGATACTTGCTAAAAATGTTATACAATATATAAATATCAGATTTCATACTTACTTCAATATTTAATAACACATAATCAGTTTTCTCTCATTATGTGAAAAAATCCTACAACTTATACATGGAATTGTTCAACAACTTTCAAAAAATGTGTTTTTCAATACATGATTTATAAAACACTACATTATTTTAAAAATATTACATTAATTATAGAAATTGAACATTATATATGGGCGATGAAGAACCAAATATTTCAGACGACGATATGAAAATCTTGGAGCTAATAAAAAATTTCAAAAGTGTTTTTAAAGATATCGAAAATGAAAATCATGTGGAGCAAATTCAAAATTTCAAAATAGTTTTAAATAATATTATTCTACAATCATCTGCAAAATTAAGTGAAATTGGTATAAAACAAAATGTCATTGAACATTTTCAATATTTGAAAAATAAAGAGAATGAAGAGAATGAAGAGAAACTGGAAACAATTATAAATGTAGGGAATGGAAATCATAAATTTTGGTTTAAAACCAATATGATTAAAATTTCAAAAGATGATTACCAAATTTACGAATTTTCCCTGGACAAAGAAGATAACAACATGATAATAGAAAAGTATTTGACGGGATATCAACATGATGATTTAAAAAATGACAAAATGCTAATTTTGTTACAAGCATTGAAAAATATCAAACACATGTTTGAAAATCATAAAACAGGTGGTAAAAAATCAACAACATATATATTAAATGGTGAAAAAGTTATAATTATACATAACAAGAATAAGCTTCGCAGAAGTATCTATGTAAAAAAAGGAGGGAAAACCAGATATGTCAAAGTAGACAACGAATATATATTATACAGTAAATGTCAAAAACCTAAATAATATATAACGATGTTCTCCAGAACTATATATTACAGTTTTTTGTGCATTAAAAAGAACGTAAATAAAACATATGGAAATGATATCCATATGCTTTATATCGCTTTTGTATTTTGGTGATTGTTTTATTTTTTCATATTTTCAATTCTTCAGGGTTTTCCAAAGATACTTTGTATGTCATTTTTGGTTTAACAGGACACGATAGTCCCTTTGATAACAATATTTGAGATAGTCCCTTGTTAGCATAACATGTCTTTTTTATAGTTTTGCAAATTTGTTTTTGAGGTTTCATAAACTACAAAATACAAACAGATTTATCATTTTTTATAAAAAATAAAAAAGATTTCTAATGGTACAAATAATGATTTCAAAATTATTTATCAAAATTTTTAATGATATTGATTTTGTATTTATTAACTTCAATATCAATCATTTGTTTGAGATATTTTGGTACTGTTGCTACCTCTTCAAAATTGCAATTATCTTTTATTTCTTCATAGATAGATAATCTACTCAGAGAAGATTCTATATATTGTGAATTTTTCAACATATCTATTTCTACATTATTTTCAAACATTTCATTCAAATATTTATAAAGTATATAATTCGAGTAAATATAGACTTTCATTGGCAAACTTGGATCTACAAATATTTTGATAATAATTCCACTCGTTGCTATAACATTATTCATATTACAAGTTTTAGTACGAAATGAGTATTTATTCAAATGATTCAGAAAAACATCCTTATGTTTTTCATCAGACATTATATTAAGATCTTCGCAAATATTGTATAGATTTATATCACAATCTTCCCATCCTATATGGTCAATATCCATCATATATGAAACATAGAATCTACATCCCTTGTTTCTTGCGAAATACAAACAATTGAAGTATTTCTTCATTATACTTGTTATCAATGATGAACACTTAATTCGACGCTTATTATCTTTAACTTTGAAATTTACCGCCATTTTTAGAATTTTCAATACAGTGAATGTATTATTTATATGTTGTTGCTGCGTATTTTCATCTTGTATTTTTATTTGACATAACATTTTTTTGTTTGAACCATATTGAATATAATCATAAAGTTCATCAAACAAACGATAAGAAATTGAATTTTTTGATAATAACGAAATAAGATCAATATCATAACCCAATGTATAATTGCGAAGAAAATAATCATTATTAATAACATACGATAGAATCCTTTTTCTTCCTTTATAGAATTTTTTCGAAGCACTTGTCATCAGAATAGTGCCTACAATACCAATATCTGGAAATATTTTATGAATAAGAATATCAACTGGAAGTTTCATAATATTCATCATTGATTTGTATGATGATTATAATCAGAGTTGAAAATAACAAAATGTAAATATTATATCATTTTTTTAACAAAAAACTAAAAAAATAAGTTTTTAGTGATAATACAGAATGAATACATAATGAAATACAGAATGAAATACTTTAGATGTGTTTTTGAATATTTGTTTTGTAATCATTAATTTCATTCAAAATCATTTGATGAAAATATGATGGTATCAATTCCGAATACGTATTGTTCATACTTTTTTCATATGTATTCATAATATCTTTTGTTTTTTTTAAGTATTTTGTGTCCTTAATAATAGATTGTTCCATATTTTCTCTGAAAACAATATTCAAATACTTAAATATAATGAAATGTACATAAATATAAACTTTAGCAGGTTGATATTGGTTTATAAATAAACTGTGAATACATATAGTAGAATCACGTGTCTGATATCCATTTTGATTAACAATGGTACAATCAAACATTTGTAGATTTTGATTCAAAACATCAGATTTGTTACTATAGCACATAAGATTCAAATCCTCGCAAATATTGTATAAATTCAAATTGGATCTCTCCCAATTCGTATATATTTCATCCATAAATGATGTAAAATATTTTCCTCCATTTCTTGCAAAATACATTTGTTTGAAATATTTTTTCATTTCGTTCATAATGATATATGAATATTTATTCTGATTTGCAATATTAAACTGTTTTACTGCATAATGTATCGACAACTTCAATATCTTAAATAATATAAAGGTATTATTGATTTGATATTGATCCTTTTTCTCACACAAAGTATTATATTCTTCATTGAATAAATATTCTGTATTCGAATTATATTTGATACTATTGTAAAACAAGTCGAAACACTCAAATGAAAATGAGCTTTCATGAATAATATGGATAAGATTTATTTTATAAAATCTCGTATAAAAACTAAGAAATGCATCGTTTTTGATCAAATTCATATGAATTTTCCTTTTATTTTTATGAAATAATTTACATACACATATGATATGGAGTGTACTTGCAATTCCCGAATTTGGAAAAATATGACATATTATCAAGTCAATTGGAATTTTAAGTAGTTCCATTGAATTTTTTTCGAGTCAGTTTTTGAATGTTTTTTACATTATACAAAACTTATGTCATTTTTTCACAAATATTATGAAAAAAACATTTTTTTTATTTATTTTTTAAAGTATTCATTTATGCTTATTTAATCCCAATTTACCATCAATACATTCTCCATAATATATTTTCCAATAATCTGACATAAATTCCCAATTATATTTCGAACACATTGTTTCAAAATGAGCTTTATTTGATCTTGTCAATATAAAGCTCATTTCATTATAATCTTCGACATACCAATAACAGTCCGAATCGTTGAATAATATATCATAACCAATTTCATTGAATAAACCAGGTGATTGAATATATGACTCATAAGTATCCAACAGGGATGATTGAAGAGTTCTACTACAGTGTTTTTGTTTAGTAGTTGTATAACCATTTAATGGATTTGATGGTTTGCACATCGACTTATGTCCTTGAAACCAATGACTTTTCTGACATTCCTTAGAACAATAAATACTAATTTTGCATTTGCTACAAGTTTTGAAAACATTTGTTTCATTTTCAATCTTATTACAGAATGCACATACCTTACATTGTTTTATTTTATCATTTACTATAAATGTTTTTTTGTTTTTCAACAAAATAAAAGTGTCTTCTGAAATAAATGGAATATTTGACATTATTAAAAATATATAATCAAAATGTGGTCATTTTTTGCTCAAAAAATAAAAAATTGATATTATTTTATATTAAATAATAAACTCGATGGACATATATCATGAATATTCAACATCTATTTTTGAGGATTTAGATGATATTGAACCATGTTATAATCAAATGATTCACGAAAACAATGAGTGTATAGTTTATAATTATATTTATGACAATTTTGATGATATATATATAGAAACAAAAGAAGAAACAAGTTTTGATCACAATCGTAATGATTACACTTATTTCATTATAAATCGATTGAAAAATTTAATCCATGATTTTCCAAATACAAACATGGAAATGTTATATACAATAGCTAAATTGGAATGGGAAAATATGAATAATTCAATTTGATTGTAACCTTAAAAAATGTAATAAAAATAAAAAACCTTTTTTTGATTTTTTATTTTTTAGAGTCAACAGAACATATGATATGATGTTTCTATTTCTTTGAAACCTTCACAATAGTTGTTCTCTTATCACGAGTACCATCTTTCTTAACGTGCTGTGGCACATTATAACGATGATCAATCTTACCCGACTTTGTCAGAGGAGCAACAAGAGTAGACTTAGGTGTAGGCATTACTAATGAAAGTATGAAATTTTATTTAAACAATTATGTCATTTTTTTGTTTTTTTTGAAAAATTTATTTAAAAAAATCTCTCAAGTTATAGTAATCTATCCAATCAAGTCCGTCATCGGTTTCTTTTTGGCTATCGTCTGAAATATCCATTGATGCCTCAATTTCATTGTGATTTTCCAAAATAACTATAGGAGAGTGATCTGAAAGTTCTTTATAGTCACTATATTTATATTGTTTGCCTGATAATTTTCTTCCACCAACAATAATCTTTTCTACTTTTTTATTCATCATATTTATATTATTCTTAGTTATATATATTACGTTATCAATACAACCTGATACATTACCGTGTGATGATTCTTGTTTCAGATCAACAGTATCTTCTGGTTTTATAGGTATTTTACTATCATAATTTACATCATTTACCTTTTGAACTTTGACATTGTTATGGGTTTTAATTCTATCCATCAAAATATAAAGATTGTGATCTTTTATTTTTTGTTTTTTAGCAAAACTTGCCAATGTGTTGTATATAACGTTTGAAGTTAAATTAAAATCTCCAAAAATTCTTATGTTTTCAATGGTGTCTTTATGATCTTTAAAAAATTGATGTTGATTACTTCCTATTATATTATCCAGAAGAATATTCAATTCTGTAATAGCAAATTGAGTAGATGTATTTGTAACCCCCTGACCCCCTGATTCTAAATGTACATTAATAACAACTTCTGTAAAAGATTTGTTTGCTATAACTAAAGCAACATGATTTCTATCAGGTCCAGCTGTTTCTATCGCAATCAATAACACATGAGATTTATCTTGATTTGACCGAGGATCAAAAAATTCTGAACTGAAAATTGTACAAAGTTGTTTCTTATCGTTTCCAATTTTTTCCCGTGTAATTTTGTTCTGTACTTCAAAATTCATACGCTCGTCACATGAAATTGAAAACAATCGTTTTCCAAAGTAAATTGCTGTATCAATTGCTTCTGTTGCTTTTCCTCCTCTTTTTTGTCTTTTTGATGATTTTAATGATTTTAATGATTTTAATGATTCTTGTCTTGATCTTTTAGAAACAGTGACTTTATCACCTATAACAGATCCTTTTTCGAAATAGTTTGTTAAATCATGAACCATAATTTCGCCTAGATAATTATTGTTTTTAATTTCAGTTATTTGTAATTGAGGATGGAAAAAAACAGATTCTTTTAATACTGTTAATATTTCATCAATTTTTTTTGTTTCGTCTATTTTAAGTTGTGGAGATTTCTTCAAAATTTGTATTATATCTTTATAATGAAAGTTAATTCTTGAATTTTTCAATAAAGATTTATCTTTGATAATTTGTTCTAATTTAGTTAAATAATCGTCTATATATGTTTGATAGGAACGAGTTGGTTGTGAAGCGGACATTGACATAACACCACCTGATTGTCTTGACTCGATTGTTTTGAAATGTTGAATTAAAACATTTAATTTGTTTATTATATTGATTTTGTCATCATCTGTATATTGTATTTCGTTATTTATCATGGATTGATAATATTTTTTATCTTTTAATTGCTTTCCAGCTCTATAGGTATAGTGACTATATACGTCATAATCATCTTTATCATCATTATATTTAACCATTAAATGACCATTTGCAATCTCACAATTTGTATACATAAATTGACCATGTCCGTAAATTGTCTCATCCAATGATTTCCACCCTGCTTCTTGAAATAATAGTACAAAATTTGGATATGTCGGTTCATAACGAAAATTATTTACAGAAACTAAAGATGATTCTAAAAACTCTTTACGATATTGCTTCATTACACTTGCAAACCCGTTTTCAGCTTCTTTATTTTGAATATTATGTGTTAAATAAATCATGCCCTTACTTGCACTAAACCTTTCCTTTGCAAGTGATACAGCATCTATTTTTTGATCATCATCCCATAAATTTAAATTAAGAATTTTTCCTTTATTATTTTTAACATCTTTTAATCTTGTTATAAACTTTACTTTTTGACTTTTGGTATCATCTTTACTTTCCATATTATCACATGTGTCAAAAAGCGAAGGTTGATATCCATATTTTTTAACTTTTTGAAGTTCCCCATCAAACTCGAATTCAATTTCTGTCATCTCCCATTTTTTATCAGACTGGGTGATTTTTTTATTAGTTTGAGACTTGTTTGGTAGTATAAATTTCATTTCATTTTTTATCGTAGAATATATAGACTGGTCTTCTTCATTAGTTGGTATAATTTGATTATTTTTGTCCTTTTTGGTGATTTTTAATGCAGATATTAAATAATTATTTTCAAGTTTGTCATATAATGTCTTATAATTATAATGATCGGTTAAACTTAACACGAATTCATATGAAGTTTTCGTCGGCGAATCATCACTAAAATCATTTCTCTCAAATTCCTTTATTTTTTCAAAATAATCAGCTTCATCTGCAAATTTAGGTATTTGACCTTTTTCGTAACGATCTATCATTATTTTTGCATTTTCACAAATATTCAATGGCATTATATTAGATATTTTTTGAAAATAAGATAAATATCCATTTATTTCTATTGTATATTTTATATCTTTTATATTTTCTTTTGTTAGCACTTCAGGTATATTATAACCAATAATTTTGCAATAATAGTTCCCAGGCATATCACAATACAAACTTTGATTTAAAATAAATTCAGTTTGATTTTCATACAAATATTTTATCAAATTTACACAGTATTTAGCTAATTCGACTGTTTCATTTGTTTCCTTTTCAGAAATATTCAATGTGCTTCGAGCCGATTTAGGAAATGTCTGAGAAGTTATTGATGTGTTTCGAGCCGATTGGGGACGTATCTGAGAAGTTATTGATGCGTTTCGAGCCGATTGGGGACGTATCTGAGAAGTTGTAGATGCGTTTCGACTCGATTGGGGACGTGTCTGGAACGTTACTGAGCCGCTTCGAGCCGATTGGGGACGTATCTGAGTAGTTGTAGATTTCGTCGACATATTTAATCTTTACTTGAAGAGAATAAAATAATTAAAAATACTTATATAAAGAGTGGGTATGCCTAATAATGAGAGTTTTGAAGGATATTTGAAAGATATACAACAATATTGGAACAAGTATGTTATAAACGTAAGCGATGCGCCAAAAGACATGAACGTTGATAGAATTCAATGTCCTTACGAAGGATGTTTGTTTACTGAATCAAGTAAAAGTGGTTTGACAAATCACCAAAAAGCATGTCAGAAAAAAACAGTCGATGAAAGATTGAAAATGAATCCACGGCATTTGAAAAATGCTATTAAAGTCAGAAGAATGTATTTTATTAAAACTACACACGATGTTCTTCGTGATAACCAACATCTACAAAATAAAGACGATACATATGCTGTATATAAACTTGGTAAATCTGATAATACAGACGAATCCAGAATGGATAATTATTTAAAAAATGGAACTTTAGAATCATCAGATTCTATAATTGATATCAAAGATTTTGTTGATATTGGTGTTGAAAAAGTTGAAAAAGAACTTTTGAAAAGTTTGAAACAAGATAAAAAATAATACAAAGAACTGACATTACATCTGATAATAAAGGTTCAAAGACTGCAAAAAGTAAAGTACATTCTCCTGATAAAAAAGATGTTTCAAGCGTAGAATATTTTTCAGATGATGATAATGATACATCACACCATATAGAACCAAGAGAAAAACGCCAAAGAGCTGCAAAAGACAAAGCAATAGCTAATTTATCTGTTATTTCATCTTCTGAAAAAAATGACGAACGTCAATCAGATAAAGATTCCGAATACCTTCCTGAAATTTCATCTGATAAAAATGATTTTTCTTCAAGTTCAGATGATGAACAAAAATCTCCTCAATCAAATAAAACAAAATCCGATGATAAACAAAAAGAATCAATTATGCATTCGACTGCCAAGAGAAAAAGAAGTAGTGACCATAAAGACAATAAATCTCCTCAAGCAAAGAGATTAAAACCAGACGATGATCAAACAGTCGACAGTATGTTACAAAATATCATTGAAACAATAAGAGAATTATCTATAAAATAAACCTTATTATAATTATATAATGAATGCATGTATATACTATATTACTCGCACGAATCCAAAGAATAAACAATCATGCAAACCTATCGATAACGTTGAAAAAGTAAAAACCAAAAATCTCGATGAGAGATTTGGATTTTTTAGTTTTTTTTAAAATCATTTCATTCATATTTCCAATCAATGTGGGCTCCAATTTCATCTTTTAATATCAATATCGCAATTTCACTTTGAATACTGAATACAGTGCTACACGCAAAGTATTCCTCTTTTTCTTCCTCAGTCATCTCTAAAGCTTTATTTTGCCATAGATGAAGAAGCTCAATTGCTTTATCCTCTCCATATTTCTTGATAATAGACTCACGACTCTCGTCTGACAAATTCTTCACATAGTCTTCGACGAAACTGTGGAAAGTATCAGAATCTTTCGTATATTTTTTGGGGGTTTTCAAAGGAGCTTTTTTGAATTTTTTCGCATTAATCATTTCGTGATACTTCACTTTGAAGATGCTAATTTCGTCTGTTAAAGACGTCTGATTCATAACCTTGTTATAAAGGCTTTTAATATGTATCAAATACGTGCTATCACGCTTTGCCTTCAAAGCTTTGTTTCTTGCGTCGATTATCATCTGTTCCTTTTCTTCTTTGCTCATATTGTTCCTTTCATTTCTGTGCTTATGTAACTCGGATAAGAGAGTGTTTGAGATAAAACTGATACCATTATCTTCATTTGTATTCATTGCAAATGTTATGATTATAAAATATGAAATATTCATTTTTTTGAAAAAAAAAGAAAAATTAAATATTTGAAGTTTTTATGAAGGGGGTATAGCAAATCTCGTATTTTTTGTCTCATCGATCTTTACCTTTTTTGATTGTTTTTTAGGTGATTTTTTAGGCGATTTTGTAGATTGTTTTGTCGGCGATTTTGACGGAGATGGTGTTCTATATCTTTTTTTGAAACTTGAATTAATTTCATCAAAGTCTTTTTTTGACCTGACCTTCAAAACATCTTCAAATGTTTTTGTGAAAATCTCAACTGCAAGTTTATTCCATTCCTTTTCAGGTATTGATTTATCTTCAGAATTGTTTTTAATTACATCTTTGATTTCATCAATATATATCTTTCTAAACTCTTTAATAGTGTTTATAATACCATCAAGATTTTTGACTTCATTCATTATATCTCGAATAAGATCATTTCTTGAAGATATTTTTTTTTTCAGTTTGTCTTCTAAAGAAAGTAATATATTGTTGTCAAATTGTTGATTTTTAAACAAATCTAAAAAAGAGTTTCTTGAATTCAAAATTGTATTATAAATATAATTATCAAATTCTTTCAGTAACGTAAATTTTTTATTATTTTGTTTTACAATATTGTCTCTTTCTGATATTAGGTTTTGTATTTCACTTTTTAAAGTAGATTTCATTAATGTTAAATTGTTATGATTTTCGTTCTTTGAAGACGACATTTTCGTATCCTATATATTAGAGATATATTTATTGTTTTTGTGCTTTTTTTTGATTTTTTATAGATCGAATATTGTTCTTCTTTTTTATTTTTTGGATCGTTTTTACCATCTTAACAATAAAATTCAATTCTTCTTGCTTATTCTGAAATATTTGGATCACCATTTATGAAAAAATACTATATTTTTATCATTTTTTATCTTTTTTTTATCACATATATAATAAAAGATATGGTTAAACAAAATGGACGTGGGTTCATAGCATCTGCAATCAAAGATGTCAAAGACAATCAAAATGTATTCGAACCCGCATATGATACAATTTCGAATATTGGATTGATTTACAAATTCATTGGAGCTGTCATTACCTCATGTATTGCCATTGTTGCAATTATAATCGGGTTTATTTTAATCAGATTACACTCTAAAAAAACCCAAAAAACTACAGGTATTATCAAGATAATTTCTTGCTCTTCTGATACCCCAAGAAGTAAAAACAACTCTGAAAACTTAAAGAGTCAAAAAGAATGCGAGGTCAATATTGAATATACTGTTGGTGAAGAAACATTTTCGAAAAATTATACCTTTCAAAAAGTTGTCAATGATAACGACAGAGTCACTATTTATTACGATCCGTCATATCCTGATAGTTTTGTTGTGGAAAATTACAATTTTTTCATAGGTATTACTATTATAGTCATAGGTATAATCTCAATGATATCAGCATGGGCCCTGTTTGCTATGACCTATTTCTTTAAACCATTGAGAGCTGCCGGGGGTATTGATGCAATTGTAGATACGTTTGATTAATCAATGTACTCTTTTTTTTAATATACATATTTAATAAATATGAAATCTAATAACATATCTCAAAAACACGAACATAACAATATAATAAATTTAAGTCAAATTCAAAAATGGAAACAAAATATGTATAAAAACCCAATAACTCTTATGAATATAGATACAAAGCAAATAAGTTTTATACATATTGAAACAGAATACGGTATCTTATATGAGAATGCCTTTAATTTGTTATGGAATAAAGAGAAAAAACATTTTAAACAAATTGATAAAGTTATCGAAAATATTAAATCAAAATTACCTAACTTACATTGTTACTATATAAACGACGATATCGACGATGATTTTGATTTTTTGTTTTATTATTGTTTAATGCAAAAAATAGAAACCAAATATCCTAATAAAACTGACGAGGTCAAACAAAATATTCATTTATATTTGAAATATACAGAAATTTACAATATTATTATTTCAAAACCAAACAAATTCATGAGAAAAAATTGCAATTACTCTCCAATTAATAATATATCATTATTGAATAAATATATTTTGCAAATTATTAATGTCTTTTTGTACGAATTTGCCGAATATGTTATGATTTTAATATCAAACATTGTTATATCCTTTACCCATCTTGGTCAAGGAGAATTACAAAATCTTGAAATGAAATTGAAGAACATGAGTGATTTACGAAAAATAAGTAATGATTTGAATATTGAAATTACAACAAATACTTTGACAAAAATATTTGATATGATTTCGCATAAAATTAAAGACATTTCTTTAGACAAAAATATTTTCTTTAATGAAAATCAATTCGGTGATATAATTGAAAAAATAGATATTGGGAATTTCATCATCTATACTGCACAAGATCTTATTCAAATTGCGAAATTTAATCAAACAAAACAAATAAAAGAATTTGAACAATTAGAATATAAAGATATTGAATTGGAAGAACCTTTAAAACCATTTTTAAAATATAATGCATCTCTTCCAAGGTCTCCCGATATTGAAGAAATACGACAAACATTTCGAGATAAATCAGAAGAACTAAATAAAAGTCAAGAAGAAGAAGTGCAAAGAATTTACAAGAAGCAACTTAAAAGAAGACAGGACATGCAAAGTATGGAAAAAGAATCTATCGACAAATATAATGCAGAAATGGAAAAATATCAATTATCAAAATCTTTATATGATCAAAAATTGGCTTCTATACAAGAACAAAAGATTTCTCACCTTGAAAATAGTACCAAAAATTTCAATAAATCTCGTGACACTCTTTTATCTGAATATATTGGTGATGAAAAAGATAAATGTAATTTAGATAATAACGAAGCTTTATCTTCTCCATTTAGTAGCGATTTTACACCTTTACATAAATATCCTCTATATAAATTACAATTACTGGTTAAAATACATACAAGGGATGAAAATAATAACATTATTCGTACAGATTGTGGAAACCCGGTTGATTTATATAATTATATCATTAGTTACTATAATGTTAATAAACATCCTATTAATCCTATTACAAGACAACTGATGACATCTGAAAACATTGATGCAATTATGGAAATGATACCATTTGCTGTCAATCAAAAAGTTGAAAGACCATATCTTATTGAAAAAATCAAAGATCGTAGTCTTTTTATAGATTTCTCCAACGACAATGGTTTTTATACAGTGTTTTTATTTAGAAATTTTGGAAGTAATGATCATTTAAATGACGAATCTTCAAAAGGTATTGATATTCCTATATATCAGATTTGTAGTTTCCCATCTGATATAGGTGATGAAGACTCTATTGATAGAACCTCTAATGGCATGGCATATATATTAGAAACCCTTTTTTCAGAAGGAAAATTATTGCATAATTATATGTCACCTTTCGCTATATTCAAGTCAGACATTTGGAGTGTTATTAAAATAGATGCAGAGCTTTTTCAATATAAAACACCAAATCATTGGAAAAATTTAGATAATACTCAAACCTTGAGATTGTTTGATGAGTTGTATAGTAACTTAGAACTATTTTTATGATTACGTATATTAGAAATATAGAAATGGTAAACATCATTGGTCATTATGAAAGAATTAGAAAAGCGAAAAATGACAAAAACTACCAAGTTGTGAGAAAAGACAAAATCGGCAATCTTGATAGAAACATTTACATAAAAAATAATATCGAATATGTTAAATATAATGGCAAATACATGCAATTGAAAAATTATAAAACTGTAATGAAAAATAAAGGTTTATATAGATCTCCGGAACCATCAAAAGAGTGTAAAAAAGACTGTGAATCTCTCAATAAAATGTGTAATAAGAAAACTGGAAGATGTAATATCAAAAAATCATTCGATGGTAATAAGGAATGCAAAAAAGATTGTAGATCTTTGAACAAAATGTGTAATAAAAAAACTGGCAGATGCAATAAAATCTGAAATTGCAATTACTCAATTTTGTATCGGATTTCTTAAACGACTTTCAATATACATATTTGATATGAGAATATACTGCTTTATTTTTTCGTATTTCCATTTCATTTGAACTAAATTGTGATACATATCTTTTACACTTTTGTTATTAATGGGAGTTTTGAAGAGTAAATTACAGCAACAAAATTTTATTTCAGTGTCTTGAACATGTGAATGTATTTCTAAACATTTATTCCATAAATCTATATCAAATTTATCAATATCAAATTCTTTTATTTTTAAATTGTATAAATTCAATATATCTTTGTATATTTCTTCACCATAATTTATAAAAATAGCATTTTTCATATTAAATAAAATGTCTTCTTCATTTTCATAATTTAATAATGTGTTTTTATATGTTTTATCCAAATCTAAATCACATGTATAATTGCTTCGATATTCTTTTGACGAATTAGAAGTATCTACACTACTTTTATCATACGAATCCATTATAATCAACAAAATATAAAATTTCGAATAGATTTGCGCATGAAATAGGGTTATGTAGTGTTTTTATCGTTATCTGTGAAAAATTGATAGGGTTGCTACATGGATATATATGATACAATGATAACTGATATCAAACTCATAAAAAAAACCAAAGATTTGTTTTGTTTTTCATACAAAAAAAATGAAATTTTAATGTTTTCAAAAATTTTCTTCTTAGAAAATAATCATAGACTTAAAGAGGATTATGATAGAGAAGTTTTTATGAATAATTATTTGAAAGATACAAACTTAGTGGAGAATAAAAAGTATTTTTCTGAATTGATTGAGATTCATGAAAACTCCAGGCCACTTGAATGTTTCTTGAAGTTCATTCCAAATCATCATGAAAGCGATTGTAATATTCTTATTTTCGAACATGCTGGTAATCATACGTTGCGATATTACATAAATAGAGTATCTCAAAAAAAGTTTGACGATTTATTAGCGCAATTGAAAGAAGCAACTCGTATATTACAAGACCTACATATCATTCATTATGACCTATATTGTGAATCAAATATAATGGTCAAAAAAGTTAAAAACAAACACATTTTAAAAATAATTGATTTCGGACTTTCTTATATTGACAAATCAGACAAAACAAATAGAGATTATCATACTGCTATAGAAAGTATACAGCATTTTAACAAGAAGCATATTTGTAACATATAAATTCACAAAAAATTTAAAATGTTTGAAATAATTAAAATGTTTAAATATTGCAAGAAAATTTTTACAAATATACAAATTTCTACATATAATTTTTTCAACAACCCTGATAAACAAACTGTTTATCCAAAAACTTATGTTTTTCAATCAGATGAAGTCGAGTTAACTCCTGTCGATATTAAATTGGTTAGATTGAATACACTTTTATACATCAAACAATGTAAAAATACGTTCTTCAAATATACTAATCCAGAAAAGTTTAATTCGGATCTTTATAATTCTTTTATTGACGATGATAATTTTGACGGCGGTGATACTGCGTTTGATGATGAAGAAGATATTAGAATTTTCGATAAATATATTTTAGATTATATTAAAAGTAGAAACGACATCATTACATATTTACAATGTAAAAATTTTAAAATTAATATTGTAACAAAATTGGAAGAATTGCAAGATTTTTCAGAATCTATACATGAAAAAGATATACTTTTTATTATTGATATGAGTGATAAGGATATTTTCAATTATTGTATTAATTCTCGAAAAAACATAAAAGACAATAATGTGATTAAAAATGTTATACTCAGTATTATTTTTAAAGTAAATGGAGAACTTATTAATATTAAATTGAATGATTCAAAACATATGAAAAATCATCCATATGTTGTTTTAGAAAGTTCGCTTAAATAAAAAATGATATTTTATTTATTTATATTAAAGGTTATGAAAAGCATTAATGTTTATATTGACGGTGCGTGTTCTAATAATGGACAACCTAATGCTTTAGCTGGTTATGGTATTTATTTTGGAGAAAATGATTCAAGAAATGAATTCAAAAGAGTTCAAGGTAAACAAAGTAACAACACGGGTGAATTGACAGCATTTATAAGAACTCTTGAAATTTTAGAACCAGATATAAAAAATAATGTTACTATTCATTTATATACAGATTCTGAGTACGTGATAAAATGTGTATCGTCATATGGTAAAAAATTAGAAAAAAACAATTGGAAGACAACTGAAAATAAAATACCCCCAAATCTTGAACTTTTAAAAAAAGCATATCATTTATTTAAAAACAAAACAAATATAAAATTACATCATATAGAAGCCCATACTGGTAAAAATGATCCACATTCTATTGGTAATTATCATGCCGATAGATTAGCATGTTTATCTATCGGAAAAACAAATGAAAGTCATCAAAACGAAGAAGTTCAACTTGATTGGATAACTTTTCACAATAAAAATAAAGCAAAAGAGCTTGGTGCTAAATGGAATGCTAAGAATAAGTACTGGTATGTTAATAAAAACGTTGATGATCAAATTATGAAGGAGCTAATTTTATTAAAAACTGAAGAAGAACCAAAGAATAATGAAAATAAAATATACATCAAAATAAGTTTCGCAAATAAAAACAAAGCCAAATCTTTTGGAGCAAGATGGGATCCTTCTGTTAAATCATGGTATTATATTGAGGCAGAAATATCTACTGAAAGAAAAAAAGAACTTGATAAATTATCAGGTTCATAAAAACAATTTAGGTTTTTTGTGAGTTTTTACTTAATCATTGAGTATTGTATTTATTTTTGTAGATTCTTTCCGTTTGTATTTTAATTTATTGACCACCATATTCGTGATTGCCAATATCCTGGACATTTTCTCTTTAAGTTCTCCATTTTCTTTCAATAGTTTTTCATTTTCTTTCAATAAATTTTCATTTTCTTCTTGAAATTCTTCAGATCTTTTCCTTTTTTTTGCTTTCATTAGACATCTCAATCTTGAATATTTGATCGTCGTTGTAAAATGTCAAGTTTTCTGATAACTTTGATTCATATACCTCATTGATGCTCTCAAACTTATTGTTTTTGTATACAAATATCTTCATATTTATATGGTTTAAACATTAATTGTCATTTTTTTTCAAATTAGTTGCATTTTCATCATTATTTTTGATTATGAGAATCTGAAAAATTGATATAAAACAAATTACTTGAGAAAAAGATATCATGAAAGTTAAAGTAGAGGATATGAATGATAAATTAAAGATTATTTCATTATTTACTGGAATTGGAGGTATGGATATGGGATTTCACGATAATGTTATTGTACATAAAGATTCAATTGTATATAACGATTTTGTAGATAAGCCATATACTATAAAGGATTTTGTCGTGTTGAAAAGAAATAATTTCGTTTCTTTATTTCAAAACGATATACTCAAAGGTGCAAAAGAAGTTTTCGGATTCAATAATGATAATTCCAAATATAATACAAAGAGTATATTTGATTTAATTTCAGAAAAGTTTGTATTTCCAAAAGCAGATATAGTTATTGGGGGGTTTCCTTGTCAAGACTTTTCACATGCAGGACAAAGAAAAGGTTTTCAAAGCAACAAAAGTCACAATTCAAAGGAGGAAACAGATTTTGAAAAAGAAAATGGTAGAGGAACTTTATATAAAAGTTTTGTAGAAGTCGTCAAACAAGTCAAACCGAAGGTATTCGTAGCTGAAAATGTATATGGTCTTATGACTATGAAAAATGAACCTATTAAACAAATCATACAGGATTTTTCGGAATTAGGATATGATGTTAATTATCAAGTTATATATTGTCCAGACTTTGGAATTCCACAGACACGAAAAAGAGTGTTGATTATGGGAATATCCAAAGACAGAAAAAAAGAGATTCGTCAAGAATGGAATTATATAACGAAAAACAAAACAAAATGCAATATTGGAAAATACTTTCTTCACCTCAAGGAACCAAATGAAACCGATGATATATCACAAATGCTCTTTTCAAAAGCAAAAAGACTTGAAAAAGGACAAGGTCAAAAAGAAATTAACCTTGATTCATTCGCTCCAACCATGAGAGCAGAACATCATGGAAATATAGAATTTAGAAGGTATAAAAATAGTCAATTAAACGAAAACGAATCACATTTAGATGAAAGAAGATTAACAGTGAGAGAAGCAGGTTTGATACAAACATTTCCACCTGATTATATTTTTACCAAAAAGAAAAGTATGACATCCTATAAATATATTGGTAATGCTGTTCCTCCTCTTTTAGGTTATTTAATTGCTGACAAAGTCAATGAAATATGTAGATATTATTTCAACTAATTTTTCAAAATATTTTGATTTTTTGACAGTCGACCAGATAATTCAAAAATAAAAATATTCGATATCGAACATTTTTTATTTTTTGTTTTATTTTTTGTTTTATTTTTTGTTTAAGCATCCTTCTTGTATTCGTTTTTCTCTTCATCGCTCATCGCTTTCCAAGCCTCTGCTGCCTTTGTCATAGCTTCCTTTGCAGTGATGGAAGGATCGTTGGAACGGATCTCCTTCATCTTGAAACTCGTGAAGTTGTTATAAGCAGTAGGAGCCCTCTTTGGCTTCTTCTCTCCATTCTCGTCAAGCTTGTTCTTCCTTGACTTTTTTGCGTTCTTCTCCTCATCGGCTACCTTCTTGATGACATCTGTAAGAATGTCCTTCAGCTCCTTAAGATTATAAGTCTTATCATTGTCGATGGCGTTATTGAACTCGTTAATAATATTGGCAGTCGTCATTATGAAAGTGTGTGTTTTCTTTATATAAGATGGTTATACTTAAAGTAATTCTCGATCAGTTTTTTAACAAAATCGTACAAATTTATACAAATATTTTGTAAAAAGGTTTAAACAACTTTTTCTACATATATCCAACATGACTAAATCTAATATCACGCATCTAATTCTTTCTGAAGGTGGATTAAAAGGAATTATTTATGCAGGAGTCTTACAATATCTTTATATCGAAAATTTATTGGAGAATATCAAATATATTGCAGGTACCTCAATTGGTGCATTTTTTGCATTTTTGTTCGCTTTAAAATTTCCTATTGAAAATATACAAGAGTTTTTGTATAAAGTTATTAAAAATATTGAAGATGAAAAAGATGGCGTTATTTACCATCAAACATTTAGCAATCTTTTTATGAAAAATGGAATTGTTACACTCGATTTTCTTTTTACCGACATCATTACATATTTGAAAACAAATTTTGGCTGCGAAGATATGTCTTTTATTGATTTTGTGAAAAGAACTGGTGTCAATTTGTACATTTCAACAACTAATGTCAATACTGGGAATATGCAAATGTTTTGTTTGGAAAATACTCCTAATGCAATGGTATTAAATGCTATCAAAGCATCAATGAGTATCCCTTTTTTATTTGAACCAATTGAAATAAATGGTGAACTTTATTTTGACGGATGTGTTTCATCTTCATTATCGTTATTAAATGTTTTCCAAGATGTACCTGCCAAACAAAAACTTGAAATTTTATTGAATTCTATAGAAGATGAAAAAGATGAAGAAGAAATCTATCAAAATAATGATTTTTTGTCTCACATAACAAAAGTTTTTCAAACTCTTTATGTCAATCATTTTAATAAACCAATTTCAATCAAAAAAGAAAATGTTATTCTTTTTGAAAACATTCCATATAGTGAAATTTTGAAATTTCATATAACAAATAATAAAATACATTTTGATATCACAACAGAAGATTATGATAAACTCGTATTAACAGGATTTAAAGGTGCGTCTGATTTCTTTCAGAATGTACCTAAAAATAATATATAACAATTCACTAGATGAATGAAAAATTAAATTTCGTATTAACAATCTTATTAGGAGGCGTTACAAGTGTATTATTTGGAACTCTCATTGGTTTTGTTGTTGGATATACAATTCCTTCTCAAGTTTCAGAAGAATGCAAAAACTGGAATAGGTATTATGTTATGGAATTATCTCTATTTTTGACTGGAATTTCAACAGCATTGGTCACAAAATTTATATCATTGAATTAATTATCAAAAAATGTTGTTTCGTTTGCAACAACATTTGTTACCTTTCTTTGATTTTTTAAAATAAAGGATATAACTTGCAAACAAGTGTCTGCAAGATCATCCTTTTTTTTATATGATTGGAAAAATGAATGAAGTTTCTCATCATTTTTGATATAGTTTTGACATATTTCAATTGAATCAGATTTATTGTATTTATATTTCTCTTGTTTTGTTAGTTTACCAACAATAAGACTCGAAGATGGTTTATATTCGTGAAATTGAAGCTTCAATGATGGATTAATCAAAATAACTTCCTTTACTTTTTGATCCCAATGTTCTAACAATTTGAAATATGAATAAATTAAATATTGTATTGTTTTCATTATTCCATTCAAATTCGATGGTTGATTTTCGATAACTACATAATCAATGTATGTAATTTCTAATGTCTCGAGTTTTCCAATGAGATTATCAAGTTCCAAAAATAATACACTTGATAGTTTATCGACTCCTTTTATTTGTTTTTTACTCTCTGCTAAAGTAATTATTCCCCAATCTATTATATTTATTGTTTCATCTTTTTCTTTTAATATACAATATGCCAAATTCTTAACACCAATATCAAAACTAATATATATCATATTACATTTATAAATTAATTTTTGTTTATATAAAAAATGAATAACATTATTTATAGTATACATAAAATGGGTGCCGGTCTTTCGCAAAAAACATTCTATGATTTTTATTCAAACGATTACATCAAAAACGTTTCTGAAGATGTGAAAAACACGATAAACACTTTTGTGGTTAGTAAGAAACGAAAAAGACAGTTTTAAATAATATTTTATATCATAATTATATGACATCAATTACTTTCAAAGATTACCCAGATTTTAAACCAAACTTATCTCCTATCCAAATGTTCGAAATGGGAATAATGGGTGGATCATATTTTCGTCCAATACATTCTCCAAAAACAAACAAAAAATATGCAAAGGAATATGAAAAGATTTCTTTTTTTAGACATATTGATATACATAAATTTGCAAATCCAGTATATGATAAAAATATAAACAAGTATGGTGTAAAAGTTGGTACTTCTTATAATTTCTGGATGTATAAAGGTTGGATTAATGAAGATATTGATCCTTACGGTTGGATACAATGGTATTGTCATTTCTGGCAAGGACGTCGAACAATTGATGACGATAGACAAATTAAGAGATGGAAAAATATTTCAGGTGAAAATGGTAGATTTCGCAAACAATTACAAAATAAAATAAATTCTATTGGAAAAAATGATCTAACTGTTTATAAAGGTATGCGTCAAACTTTATTACATTGGGCATTTGATTCAAGTAATATGGTTGTTAAAAAATAGAAAAAATGATTGTTTGTATCTTATCTTTTTATAAATTATGTTTAATTCATATCAACTTAATATCATAAAACAGACAGAAACGTTTGCTCGTAATTATATGAAATATTATGACTGGTCTCACGACTTTAATCATGTATTGAGAGTTAAAAAACTTGCCACAAAAATTGCATTATCAGAATCTCTGGATTCACACGAAATTTATCAAGTGCAACTTGGAGCTTTGCTTCATGATATTAACGATGATAAATATAAGATACAAAATATATCTCAAAAAGATATTATAAAAGGGTTTTATTCAGATAAAAAGATTGATAAAGATGTTGTCGACAACGTTGTGAAAATTGCTTGTAATACAAGTTTATCAAAAGAAATGAAAAATAATTATAATATTTATTGTAAAAAACTTCATTGTGTTCAAGATGCTGACAGAATTGAATCACTTGGGGCGATTGGTATTTCTCGTTATTTAAAATATGGTATTACCATACATGATCATTCTCTTCATCAAATTATGGAAAATCTTGAACAAAGAACATCATTTCTTGTTCAACATTTAAAAACAACAACTGGTAAAGAAATTGCCAAGAACAAAATAAAATTAATTGATCTTTTTCTGAATGACTACTATGATAGTATAATTTAAAATGTATTTTTCTAAATATAGAAAAAATAAAAAAATGATGTCTGTTTACCTTTTTTTAATAAACTACATGTCTGTATTAAATGTATCTTATTCTTTTGATAATATTCACAATGATGTTATTATAGATAATATTTGTTCATATATCGATATCAAAACTGTTTTCACATTTGCATCTGTTTCAAAAAATTATAATTCAATTCTCAAAAATATGTTATCTACTGTTATTACACATGACGATTTCCTCATAAATTATTGTTCAAAGAGAAAATATAACCTTTTAAAGGTTATTGAAAATAGTTCTTTTGAATTTTATTCTTTCTTTCAGTTTTATCATAATATTAATCAAGATCCACAACCATTATTTGAAATGTGTTTTGAATTTAGTGAAAATGTTTCTTATCACATTCAAGCTAATACAATTAATAATACCTTCGAAATCTTCAAGATTCTTATGAATTTGACAATGTCTAAATTGAAATTTCAATTTCGTAATTGCATTACAAAGAAATTGATTGAGTACTTTAGTGTAATTTATAAACTCAAATTTCCAACTAAAAAAGATATTTCATTTGATACGTTTTCCCTTTTAATTTCACACAGAGACGATATTATATGGTATTCTTCAAATATTAACCCTTATGTTCTGTATGAAAATATGAATTTATTTCAAATTGCACCTCGTAGCTTTGATTTGAGACAAAATTTGGAAAATCCTACATATAATATTGAACTTATTTCTTTAACTCATGATAAATCTATTGAATTCATCATGTCATTTTATAAATATATAGAAGATTGTAATTTACAAATTTATTTTATACACACTATACTGGAATACTTATATTTCGTTTTTACAAAAAAAGAACTCGATAATCCATATTTTCAACTCTTGCATCAAAAGGATTTATTTAAACATGTTATTATTCAAAAAACAATTTATTTGCAAGAAATTATTCTTGATTATAATATTTCACGTCATATTCGTAAAACAATTTCAAATACTGCAAAAAAATTGAATGAAGTGTTATGAAGTGTTGATTTGTTGTATCACTTTTGAATTTTTTAAAGTATATATCTTATTTGCTATAGAGAGTGCTGATTTTCTATGAGCAATTATTATCATTGTTGATTTATATTTTCCAAATACTTCATTTATTGTTTTCTGTACTGTCTCTTCACAATATGGATCTAGTGCCGATGTTGCCTCATCGAATATTAATATTTTTGGTTTTCTTATTAAAGCTCTGGCTATTGATATTCTTTGTTTTTGTCCTCCTGATAAAGATCCTAATTCTGTGCAATCAAGTACAGTATCATATTGATCTTTCAATTTTGTTATGAATTCGTGTGCATTTGCCATTTTTGCAGCATTCTCGATTTCGTCTCGAGTGCTTTGTGTACCATATGAAATATTGTTTGCAATTGTATCCGAAAATAATACACTATCTTGTGATATATATCCTATATTACGTTTCAACCAAGTATCATCATATTGTTGAATATTTACACCATCTATATACATTGTTCCTTCACATGGTGATAATATTCCAATTAGAAGCTTTGCTATCGTACTTTTTCCACACCCAGATTCCCCAATTATGGCAATTCTATCTCCGTCATTTATTGTGAAATTGAAATTATTGAGAACTATTTCTTCAGATTTTGTATATTTGAATTTAATATTATCAAAAGTTATACTTCCTTTCAATTCTTCATTCGGTATATAATATCCTTTTTCGATTGGTTTACTATCTATTATATTCACTATTCTTTCAAATGGTTTCTTGCATTTGACAAATTCATCTTTCAGATCTATTATTTGTTTTATTGTTCCATACATTCCTTGATTATGTAAAATAAATGATATCAATCCATTTGTTTTTGATAAGTATTTTGAAGATAGAATTATCACAATTGTTGAAATCGTTGGCATATTACAAATTATAAACAGATCGATGGCATATATAACACATTCTTTTATATAATACTCTGAAATTATTGCACTATATTTACAAAAACGGTCGATAGTTTCTTCCTCTGTTGAAAAGGATTTTATCATTGAAATATGTGATAGGTTTTCTCTTGTATATCCTGATAATTTCTTATTTGCTTCGTCGAATCCAGACATTGTCTTTTTATGAATTAGATCATATATATGTGATATTGTATAATTAACTATGAACATTATAGTTGTTATAATTGTTAATTTCGATGATATATTGAATAAAAGATAATAGATTGCGATAACATTTATCAAAGACCTACTCAATACATTTACATTTAATGCTATTATATTTGAAACTATTTCAATATCATTTGTTGCTATTTCAATGATGTCATTTATCGATTTTTCTTCGTAATATTTAGCGTGTTGATACAATAATTTATTAAATACAACACATCTCATTCTATGATTCATTGTCTTTGCACTATAAGTGAATAAAGATCCTCTCAAAGACGTTGTCATTATGTTCAAAAAACTTGATTGAAATAGAAAAAACAATCTTTCATCTGAAAAATCTCCTGTCATTATTTTACTTAAATTTTCATTCACCATTACTCCAAAATACGAAGCTAAACATCCGTTCAGGATACCCAGAAGTAAAAAGATAACATTGTATTCGCAAAATTGTATGTATCTTTTCAAATTTTCTAAAAACATAGGTTATTTTTTATTATGATTATTTTTTTATATGATTATTTCCTTTTATCATTTTTCAATAACCATAGTATGACATAAGGAATCTTATTTTGGGATTGGTTTCGTTTTTTATTGATTTTTCATATGGTTTGATAACATTTTTTTCATCTTCTGTTGACTTTTTGATTGGTTGACTTGATTCAGTATTCATCATGAATCTTATTTATATTAATAATGTCATTTTTTCTATAAAGTTGATATATAATCAAAGTTGAAGTATCCATCAATATTATCACAATCTCTCTGTTCTTTTTTGTCACTTATTGTCAAATTGACCATATTTTCTTTCTTACAATAAACACAATATTGACGTTTTCCATTTATATAACCGAAAACAGGTTGTTTTTCTTGACAATCCAAACATTTTGGATGACATACATCTACCATATCATTTGATTTACAACTTTTACAACATTGTGGTTTTTGACCAGGTAACCCGAATACACCTTGTGTTTTTTTACATTTGATACACATTTGTTTTCTCAAATTCGTCATTCCATTAGTTTTACAATCATTGCAATAATGTATCTTTCCAAAAGGATATCCAAAGTTAGGATATTTAATATTACATTTGATACATTTTAATGATTTCAAATTTACCATATCTTTGCTTTTGCATTTAAAGCAATATTTCCTTTTTCCACCTGGTAATCCAAAGGACGATTCTTTTACCTTACATGTCATGCATTTTGGAGAAGGCATAAATATCATTCAAATCTTTTTATCATTTTTTTTCTAATATCATTTATTCATCCAGTGCAGAATTTTTTATTAATTTTTTAATTTTGGATAGAATTTTATTATATTTTACATTATCTGATTTATTATAAATAATAAGAAGCTTATTTTTAACATTTTCATATTTTTCAGTATTTTTGTTTTCTTTGACAACAATATCCTTTGTATCATTCATTGAAAACAAATCATCAGGAGATAATATCTTTTTCAATCCAATGTTTTCTGCAAAAAGTTTATCAACGTCAGACCAATCACCTTGTCTTCCAAGAGCATCGCCAACAAAGAATGATTTATTCATATCAATTTGCTTATGACCAACAATCATATCAAACATGATTCGTTTAGGTTTTTTAAATTCTTCTTCATATGCAACTGATATTATACTTGGTATTGCTAATGTTGATAATGCATTTTGAATCTGATTTACTTTCATTTCTGTTGATTTTGTTTGATTTGACACGATAACAATACAGTAACCATTTTTGTAATAATTCATCAGAACTTCTGGAACTTTTTTAGTCAACCACATCCAATCATCTACATTTTTTGAAAATGTGCCATTTGTTTCTTTATATATCATAAAACAAAAAAATTATATAATAACTATATAGGAATAATAATGGAAATATTAAGAAGTGCGTATGAAAGAGATAAAAAGCTCAAAAATGAAAATGCGTATACTTTTGTAAGAAAGCAAAAAATTGGAAATGTAGAAAGAAATGTGTTTGAAAAAAAAATGCCTAGACCTGATAAATGGGTTACTTCAAGATTAGATCGCGTTATATATGATAAGTGGGTCGATAAAACGGTACCAGTAAATTCTACAGAGTATGTTAAGCACAATGGAAGGTTTATGCAATTAAAAAATTATAAAGAACTTCTGAAATCAAAGAATAAATCTCCATCTTCTCAGAAGTTATCTTCACATGGAAAGTCATGCAAAAAAGACTGTTCTCTGAGTAAAAAAGAAAGTAATAAAAAAACCATATGAATGTATCAAAATATGAATGTTGAATATTCCAAATCTAACAAGTCTAAATAGATATTATTTCAGAAAATCCCTCGTCAGTAGTAGGTTCTTGATACTTTTTTCTAAAAACATAATATGTAATTTTAGGAATAACTTTTTGTCTTTTATTGTTCCGAAACATAGATTCTGTAATATCAGTTTTTAAAACGATGCATCTAATCGGTAACGAATATAAATTTGCGAGATTAATATATTCTTTCCTTTTTTCTATTGTTGGATTTGTTGCATCGAATATTACTGAAAACCCTTTTTCAATATGTTTTTTAGCTTCAATAATCATTTTTTTAGAAGTAAGAAATTCATCACCACTTACTACTTTATATTTGCTCTTATCGAATGAGTTTGATACCGTTGATTTTCCACTACCTGGATATCCGACCATTACAATAATTTCAGTATTTTTTATACAATTTGCTATTCGAATATCGTTATCTTCACAATACAAAAGTAAAACACCTGTATTATCTTCTATGAGCGATGAAGATAAATCACTCAGGTCATCTTCTTTCCACAAATTGTTTTTATAAACCTTACATTTGTTTTCTAATGTATATTTTATGTTATTATTTTCTGGAAAGTTTTTATCGAAATGTTTTTTTTCTATATATAATGGAATGGTATTTATACCGCTTGTGAGAATTTTTATAATTTCATCATCTGATATATGATCTATTCGTTCCGATCCAAAGCTGTTGATAATAAAATTATTATTTATAGTTTTATTCACCGAATTATCAATGTTGTTATTTGTTGTATTATTGTTTGTAATATTTTGAATGTTGGGCGTACGTGCATGAATGATACTTCTTGCCTTGCAATTATTTGCTTTTATATGTCTTGATTTATGATGCCTATTTGAAAAAGAAATCATACATTTGGGACAAGTAAGACTGTCAACTTTATTACATTTTGATTCGTGGTTATGTAAGTGCCTTGCAGTTTTGTAGATCTTATTACATTTTGAACACTGAAAAATATTTGGGGTAACATTTTGTACATTTGGGGTAACATTTTGTACTTTTGGGGTAACATTTTGTACATTTGAGGTAACATTTTGTACACTTTTTACATCCTCGTTTTTTAACACTTTTTCTAAATGTTTCCTTCCAATATGCTTTTGCATATTATATTTTCTATCTGAAAAATAGGTACAGTAATCACATTTAAAAAAAGGCATTTACTACTTTTTACTTACTTGTTATACTATATGGTTATAAAATATATTCTTATATGCTGCACATTCGCACCATTTTTACTACTTTTTTACCCCCTCTCTCCTCTAGTCGCCTCCTAGACTTTTGAGAAAACATCGTTTTTTCTTGTTTCTGAAAATTTGATCAAATCTGTTATTTGTTTTAAAACGCTATTATACTTCTCGTTATCTGTTTTATTGTAAATTATAAAAAGTTTATTCCGTATATGATCATATTTTTCTACATTTTTTATTTCATTTAATAATTTTATTTCGTTTTCATCGCAATACATCAGAAGAACTTCAGTATTATCTTTCACTAAATTATTGGTAAGCAATCCTATATCTTTCTCCCTCCAAGCGTTCTCCTCTAAAACCTTACATTTGTTATCATTTGTATACTTAATATTATGGTTTTCTGGGAAATCTTCATCAAAATGCTTCTTTTTTATATACAATGGAATGGTTCTAATTCCTTTTGTTAGTATTCCCACAATATCTTCATGTGAAATATGATCTATTCTTTCAGATCCAAAGTTATTGATTATAATATTGTTTTGATTGTTTTGAATGTTTTGATTGTTTTGAATGTTATTTGTTATATTATTGTTTGTAATATTTTGTATATTTGGTGTACGTGCATGAATGATACTTCTTGCCTTGCATTTATCTGCTTTAATATGTCTATTTTTATTATGTCTATTTGAAAAAGAAATCATACATTTTGGGCAAGTAAGACTGTCAACTTTATTA